GGAAGGCGCCGTCGGGCGTGACGCCGAAGACCTGGGTCCGGCCGACCTCGGCCGCGCCGACCACGAAGGTCATGACATACCGGAACTCGGGGCTGGTCGGGTAGATCGTGGTGCCGAAGTTGCCCTCGTCGTTCGGGTCGGCGCCGGAGATGGCGAAGGTGCAGACCGTCTTCTTGGCGGTGATGCTGCCCGAAGCCGGGGTGACGGTGATCGTTGCGGCCATCAGAGGTCCTCCTGGACTACATGGACGAGCTGATGCTCGTAGGGTACGACGACTTCATCGCGGAACAAGAGCTCCTGACGATCTGCGAACTTCCAGAGCGGGCACCTGGTGCAGCGATTGAAGATCACCCCGTTGTAGACATCGGGCTCCCAGTGGTGGTCGTCGCACACATTGGTCGGTCCCGGATGCCTCTTTGGTGACTTCAGGGGATGCCACGAGAATGGCGGCTCGTGGATGAAAACCTTCTCGCCGCACATCCGCCAGGCGAGGTTCTGATCCTCGGATCCATGTCGGCCGAGGAACATCATGTCGAAGCCGCCGGCACCAAGGATCGCCTCGCGGTAGACCCCCATGCAACCGGCGTAGCCGCTCTGGTAGAGATGCTCCTGGTTGACCCCGATCTCGCGGGATCTTCCGTGGTTGGAGGGCAGATCGAGGAGCTCTTGGAACCCGTGATCGTCGAAGTTGATGAAGCGGTGATGGCCCCAGGCGATCTCCTTCTCGGAGAGGAGCCGCTCGAAGTCGCGAACCATGTGGCGTGGTGCCGACTGGTCGTCATCCTGAAAGATGATGACATCGGCATCCGACTCCCAGATGCCGATGTTGCGCCGCAGCGCGACATCCTTGTAGCCGTACGGGTACTCGTCCGAGGTGAAGCGCAGAACCCTGATCGGGACCGGGTTGATGTCGATGACCTCGTTGACCTCATTCGACACGACGGTCACCTGGTCCGGTAGTCGAGACTGCGATCCCAGCGACCAGAGGAGGAGATCTGGCTTGCCGGCGGCCGGGATGACCACCTCGATCTTCACCTCTTCCCCCAGCCCAGGATCATCTCCGGGAAGGGACCGAGTCCGAAGATCTCGAAGGTGCGGAGCGCGTGCCCGCTGCGAATGAACCAGTCGCGAAAGTCGTAGATGTCGTAGCGCCAGAGGTGGAAGAAGTCCACCGAGGGATCGGGTTCGTTGAGGGGATGCCCGACGACCACGACGGTCGCCTGCTCCGCGAACTTCCGGTAGACCTCCACCGGATTGACGAGATGCTCCAGGACCTCGCAGACGATGAGGATGTCGCACCCCACGACCGGGGCATCCTCGAGCGTCGAGAGAACATGCTCCAGGTTGGGAAAGCGGCTGGCGCAGACCGCCTTGCTGTCGTTCACCAAGTCGATCCCGATGACCCTGTTCTCCTCCGAGAAAGGACCGCTGATGTCACCCGACCCGACGCCCAGATCCACGATGGTCACCGGCCGGTCGAAGGTCTTGATGGCGTCCGCGACGAACTTCCGAGCCAACCAGATCCGGTGTTCGTGAGCTTCCTCCCAGACCGGGGAGTAGTCATTCACCTGATGGATCGCGAGCTGCTCCTCGTCGGAACGCTCTTTCATCCGCTGCATCAAGCTCTCCGCAGGACCGCCAATCCGTAGTCGCTCGGGAACACCTTCTCGAGGAGGTACTCGGGGTTCTTCTTCAGCCAGTCGTCTACGGCCGACTTGACCTCGGGGGTCCAGGCGCAGAGGTAGTCATGGAGGGTGATGTACTCGGGGCGCAAAGTGGCCGCCCGGTAGAGCTCAAGAACGGTCTGGGCGTACTCGTGGCTGCTGTCGATCATTACCCAGTCCACGCGGAGTGGAAGGTCCACCTTGACCGAGTCGCCCACCACGAAGGTCCAGCGCGGGTCCGTGCTGACGCGCTCCGGGATCGGGCACTCGGGGTTGATGTCCACTCCGATCAGGGTGCCGTCGGGAGCCATGCCGTCGAGGATGGCCCACGAGGAGACCGCTCCCCGGATACCGAACTCGACGACGACCTTGGCCCGCGATGCGAACTCCATCAGGTGTCCCAAATGGGGCTCCATGTCGATCCACGCCTTCGCGTAGGCCACCAGGTCCATCCCCGGCTTGTACTCATCCCTCTCCGGCATGTTCTCTCCACCTCGTGTCGTGCCACCTGATGTATCGCTCGGGGGTCCCGAGATCGACATAGTTGCCGAGGAAGGCCCAGCCCATCTTCAGCTTCCCGAGCTGTGGACCGTCCTTCTCCGCGTCCGTGAATGTCGCCAGGGCCCCGGCCCTGATGACGAATGCCCCCCAGCCCCTGACCATCCCCAGGCCACCATTGGGACGCTTGGTGACGACCTTGGTCACCCTGTCTTCACGACAGAAGACCTCGTCGAGCTCGTCCGAAGCAGCCATGAACAGGGCCAGGGCCCCGTCCTCCTTCACGGCCGCGACCACATCAGCGAGGCTGCGGTCACGGTTACAGCGCCAGATCGCGTCCGGCAAGATCGTGGCGACGAGGGCGTCCTTGCTGAACTCTGCTGCCAGCACTTTGCCCGCGTCACCGAGAGCTCCCGGCAGGGTCGGCTCCTCGCTCCACAGCGTCTCCACTCCGTCAGCATCGAGAGCCCGCAGGAGACAGCCGTCGGTCGTCGAGTTGACGATGGCGAAGACCTTCTGGGTCACCTTGCGGAGCTCGCCCAGGGTGTGCTGGTAGAGCGGCACGATGCCTGACCCGGTGATGATCGGAGCGAGGGGTTTCGGGAACGGCATCCCGAGCCTGGTCCCGTTCCCGCCCATGGGCATGAGGCCGATGATCTCAGGCAAGCTCACCCCTCACCTTCGCGACATCCTGCTCCGCCCCGTTGTTCAGCCAGTTCACGAACACCTCCCGGTCGTGGGAATACATCTCCTCCGAGTTGGATGCTCGGTAGATGTCGTCCATCTGCCCCTTCCCGAAGAACGGGTGGAGGTGTTCGATGATCACATCCGGCATGTAGTGGAGGCAATCTGCGCCCTCGCCCAGGACCTTCCAGGCGTTGTCGATGTAGAGGTGGCGGGCGTTTCGGAGGCCGAAGTAGCCAAGGGCCCGGACGATGGGCGTGGTCACGAAGACATGGGTCGGGATGTCGTTGCGGGCGAGGTCCCAGGCGTAGGCGTACCCGCCGTGGGCAAGGATTTCTGTGACCCGCTGGTCCCAGCCGAGGGTGCAGAAGCGGTTGTCGTCTCCGATGAAGCCCAGGATGGATGGGGCCTCTTCCGCAAGGAGCCGATCAACAGCCGATTGCAGGACTTCATTCATCCACTCCCTGCGAGGGACCGTGACATAGGGAACCTGGTACTCGCTGACATCCTCGTCGTCGTTGAGAATGAAGACGAGACTCGTGTCGTGGAGCGTCTTCGTCGCGGCGAAGGTCTCCCAGCATTCACGGGCTGCGGCAGGCCGGCCCTTGGACGGGCACAGGACGAGCAGGCTCATGTTCCCCTCGTGAGATCAGGGAGGGAGCAGGGGACAGCGGCGGCTACCCCCTGCCGGAATACTCCTATTCGAGGCTTTTACGCCTCGTCATAGGAATAATTCACCGTTTGCTGAGTCCAGTTTCCCGGGCCAGCGGTCGCGCCGACGGCGAGCTGCATCACGAGGTACTTGGTGTAGGCGTTGAGCTGACCAAGCGTGTACTGGGCCACATCCCAGGCCGCCTTGTTGCCGGCGGTGTAGGTGGTGGCGTTCGCGTTGGCGATGGTCGAGGCTGCCGTGGTCCCCACCTGGTATGTCACGAAGGCCCCGGTGAAGTTCAGCGTCGTGGTCGTGTCCACGGTGCTGTTGAACCACACCTTGAAGCTCTGGACATAGTTCGCGGGGGTGGCGGTGATCTTGAGCCGGATCCACTTCTCGTAGGAGTTGGTTCCGACCGTGATCGGGTTGGCCTGGCGGTTCGCCAGGGTGTTGGTGGCGTTGTCGGCCGAGATCAGGTCGATACCGGTGACGGAGTCCGCCACGGTGGGACCCGCTGCGGTCGAGACCGCCAGGACGAGGGTTGCGGCCATTGGTTACTCCTTGCTGGGCCCTGGTCCGGCTACTTGGCTGGAGTCTTGGGCTTGGAGCCCGACGACTGGCCCGCTGCCGGCGCGGGCGGCGGTGTGGCGACTTCCTTGGCCGTGAGGACCTCATCGACCGTCACGACGCCGAGGGGCGTGTTCGCCATGAGCTTGTTGTTCGGGTTGCTCTCGTCGTTGATGTCTCCGAGCGGAGGGCGACCTTCGTCCTGCCGCGCCTCGTTCACCGTCTTGTAAGGCATGCCTGCGAGCGCCAACTTGTTGATGTTGGCCTTTGACATGGACTCCTTGATATTCAGACGGGTGAAGCGGAAGGCGAGGTTGTTCGCGGTGCCTCCATACGAGTCATCCCAGACGATCTCCCGAGTGAAGTAGTCCTGGACGAGGGCGAGCAACGGTCGCAGCCCCTGATCCTGTGTGAGCTCCTGCTGGATCTCTCCTTCGGAGCGGTTGATGTTGAACGAGAGTCCGATGTCCTGGGGTGAGATCAGGTAGACGGCGCAGATCTTCCTCACCAGGTAGTCGAGCCACTCCCGGTACTGCATCTCCCGGTTCGAGCCACGGAACGGGATGAACTTCGCGCCCTTGGTGCCACCGAGGAACGCCATCGCGCCCCTGCCGGCCACCTCGTACTGCCAGTAGCTCTTGAAGCCCTCGACCTGTTCAGGCCGGGCTCCCTCACCGAGGTCCAGCATGCCGTCCGGGGCGGCGTTGGTGACCTGGCGCGTGTTGTACATGGACCCCGAGAGCTCGGCGTCCACGGTCATCTTCAGGGTCTCGAGCGGCGAGAGGCCGACGACCGAGTAGGTCCGGGGGTTCGCCATGATGTAGACGAGGTCCTGGTTGCGGAAGGGCACCTCGTAGGTCGGCGCCGGGACCCACCAGTAGCGGGTCTCGTCAGGATCGCCGTCCCACAGGGCATTGACCTTGACCTTGGCCCCGTCCACGGCATGAAGGAAGGCGATGGACCCGCCCAGGTTCCGCTCCTTCTCGATGGAGCCGGCATCAAGGACCAGGATGTCCTCGATGATCGGCTCGACCCAGGACCGGAAGGACTCTACGGCCAGGTTCGGTCTGGTGAACAGATCGCGCAGCTCGGCCTGGAGACCCTCCTTGATGGGCTTCGTCTGGTCGAAGGCCACAATGTCCCACTCGGCCGAGGAGACCTGGGCCTTGCGGACATTGATCGCGGCGCGGATCCACTCCGAATGCTCGGCCCAGTTGCGGAACAGGCTCGAGCTCGACTTCCCGACCTTCCCGCGCTCCTGGAAGATCAGGTTGGCGCTGCCCGGTGGGAGGTTCTTGGGACTGGTCCGGTAGGACCGGGTGAGCATGTCCGAGATGACGCCCATCAGCGCAGCTCCTTGAAGTGCGCCGCAAGGATCCGATCTTGCTGGGCGTTGAGAAAGTCGGACTCGACCTTCTGGTTGGCGGCCGTGATGGCCTCTTCGTAGGTGAGACGGTGCGTCTCGATGCCCGTGAGGAGGACCCCGATATAGTCGGGGACGAGGCGCTTCCCGTCTCTGAACTCGTATTCGGCCCATTCCCTCTGGGGCATCTGCTCGCTCATCATCACCTCAGCGTTTCAGGCTTCCAAAGAAGAACGTGTCTCCGCCCATGTCCATCGAGTACCCCAGGGCATCGACGAAGTCGTCGTGCCCCTTGGGGAAGGACAGGAGCTCGACCTCGAAGGCCGTCCCGCGCAGGGACGTGTGGTGGTAGACCTTGTGGGCCTCGTACTTCGCGGCAACGGCCCGGGCCCGGGTGACCTTGTCCACGTCTGCCTTCTTGCCCTCGATGGGGATCCTGGGGTAGGTCGCCATGACCTCCTGGATCAGGGTGGACTGGAACTGCTGGCTCTCGACGATGACCAGTCCGATGTTCGGGTAGGCCATCCAGCCGTCGTAGACGAAGTCCGCGTGGTGGCTTTCGCGCTTGTCGCGGTAGGCCGAGAGGACGTAGAAGTCGCCCGTCTCGAGGTTCTCGGCCGTGGTGCAGCGAGCCGTGTAGTCGGCCCGCTCCTTGATCGACGATGCGAGGTCCACACCCATACGGAGGGTGAACTTTCCCGCTGGAAGGACATCGAAGTGAGTGAATGGTCCGTGGAAGATGTTGCCCTCGAGCAACCCCGAGATGTCGTTCTGGTAGGAGCAGGCGAAGAGGGCCGAGCCCATCTCCTCCTTCTCCTTCAGGAGCCGGTCCACGGACCAATACTCGGGCCAGTACGAGATGAGCCGGCCACGTTCGTCCTCGGTCAGGGCAGCCACGACATGGCTCTTCCAGCCGAAACCGCCGTCGTAGGTCGGCTTCATGAACTGCTCGTAGAGGTCCTCCTCGCCCCAACGTGTCCCGATGACGACCGTCACTCCGT